AGATCTATTTGAAGGGTGCTGAAAATAAGGATGCACTCCGTGGAAATTCTTACCACTTAATTGTGCTCGACGAGTTTCAAGACCTTGACCCAGAACTGTGGTCAGCTGTTTTGCGTCCTGCGCTTTCAGACACCAAAGGTAAAGCGTTGTTCATAGGAACTCCACGCGGTGTAGGTAGCTTCTCGCATGAAATGTATACCATGGCGCAAAACCTAGAAGATTGGGCCGCTTTTTCATTCAGGACCATTGACGGAGAACAAGTTGATGAGGAAGAGATAGAACAGGCCAAAAGAGACCTCGACGAAAAAACATTTGAACAAGAATATCTAGCGACCTTTAACACATGGTCTCACAGCGTCTATTATAATTTTCAAAGAGAGGAAAGTGTTAAAGACCTTACTGGCATGGACAAATATGACCTGCACATAGGTATGGATTTTAACTACAGCCCCATGAGCGCTGCAATATTTGTAATCCACAACGGTACGATGTACATGGTTGACGAAATAAGTATGGACAACAGTAACACATATGAAATGGTGGACGAAATCAAGCGCAGATATCCAAAGAGTGCTATTACATGCTACCCAGATCCTGCAGGAAGACAAAGGAAAAGTTCTGCAATTGCGGGAACGACAGACATATCAATACTTCAGAATGCTGGGTTTAGAGTTTCAGTCAGACCCAAACATACACCTATAAGAGACAGGGTAAATGCAGTAAATAGTAAATTAAAAAGCGCTTCAAACACAGGGAGTTTTTTCGTGCATAAAAATTGTAAACAGGCTATAAAAAGTTTAGAATCGTTGAGCTACAAGCCAAACACTAGCATCATCGAAAACAACGAACACACGCACATGGCTGATGCTATAGGTTACTGTGTCGATATGTTGTATCCTGTTAAGAGAGATTACGAACCAAAAGCTGAACCACAGAGATGGGGATTTGCTGGAACAACACAAGGAGTTAGACTATAATGCCTGTTATACGAGATAGATTTATTAAGGGTGATTCAAAATTTCAGATTGACTATCTGCTACAATCACACGACGCGTACCAGTGGTACTACAACAGATGGCAGTTTCTGAGAGACAGCTACAACGGTGGGTATGACTATTTCATGGGAAAATATCTAGAGCCTTACTATTATGAAAGCAGGGATGACTACGAAAAAAGATTGCGCATGCTGGCGCTTGACAACCATGTTAAAGCCATAGTGGGCATCTATACCAGTTTCCTTTTCCGCAAAGAGCCAAAGAGGGAGTATGCCACAATTGAAAACGATCCAGCGCTTGAATCTTTCCTAGAGGATGCTGATCTCGACGGCAGATCTTTCCAGGCATTCATCCGTGATTCTGCTACATTCGCAATGGTGTATGGAAATGTTTGGATACTCGTTGAAAAACCAGTATCGGTAGCAAACACAAGAGCAGAGGAGTTGCAACAGGACATAAGACCATATGTTTCGATGTTTACACCTGAGAATGTTCTAGACTGGGAGTACGAGAGACAACCAAACGGTCTTTACGAATTAACATACTTAAAAATTAAGGAAGAAGTTATCAACAACAATCAATACATCAGAGAATACACAAAAAATGAGATTAACATTTACAAAATGAACGGCCGAGAAAAAACGGCAGACTTTATTGAAACTATACCAAACACGCTTGGTAAGATTCCTGCTGTTTGTTTCTACGCAGCAAGGTCTTCCACAAGAGGTGTTGGTATCAGCGCAGTTGGTGATCAAGCTGACATGCAGCGTTCAATATACGAAGAACTTAATGAAATTCAAAGTATCATCCGTTTAACCAATCATCCAAGTTTGGTCAAAACTCAGGACACGGAGGCCACTGCAGGTGCAGGATCTATTGTGCAATTACCACCAAACCTAGATCCAGGCTTGAAGCCATATCTACTCCAACCGTCAGGTGCTTCTATCGAGTCTGTTTTGAATTCAATACAGAAAAAAGTTGATGCAATAAACCAAATGTCATCCGTTGGCGGTATAAGATCAATTGAAAGCAGAAGACTTTCTGGTATTGCGCTTTCTTCTGAATTCCAATTGCTTGGTGCCAAAATATCAGATTTTGCTCTCAACTGCGAACATGTAGAAGAGCAGATATGGAGATTATGGTGCATGTTCCAAGGCACAACATGGGAAGGTAAAATAAACTACCCTAGATCATTTTCAATCCAAGACAAGGCGAACGACATTGCTATGCTTAAAATGGCCAAAGAAGCCAACATAGAAAACGCTAATGTGCGTGCCGAAATTGATGAAAAAATATATGAAACTCTTATGGAAAAGGAGTACGATTTGGAAGAAAATGAGGAGGTTGAAGAGGTAGAACCAAACCAACCAAACCAACCAAACCAACCTAACCAAATGCAACACACCCCTATAACAGACCAAAACCAATTATTGGCACATGTTAGGGAGATGATACAGCAAGGATACACCAACGAACAGATTATAGAACTGCATCCAGAACTAGCAAGTCTATTCAACAATGGGTAAATTTATTCCAGCAAGGGATTTTGTTTTTGGTACTGAAAAAGAAATACGAACCCAACTCAAAATATACAACGACGAAATACACCTATTTGAACAGAAGAACATAAAGAGGTCAGGTGTAAAAGCTCGCAGGGCTCTGGGTAAATTGAGGATATTGATGTTACAAAGACGCAAAGAGATATTGGGCAGGCTAGGTAAAATAAAACACAGAAGACACGAAGACGGGGAGTTTTGTTAATGCGTTTTGAAAGGTTTCATAGAATAGAACAACTTGTAAAAGAGCACAACTGGACGCACGGCGTTGAATTAGGAGTTTGGAAAGGTAGAACCAGTAAACATCTAATGGCCAATTGTCCCGACCTCTATCTTATAGGTATTGATGCATGGCAGGATGGTGTTTGTTCGTACCAGAAACCTTGTTGGGATCATAGAAGTCACAGGCGTGAGGTTGAATACAAGTTAAAACCGTACATGAACAGATACACCATGATACAAGGTATCACATGGGAAGTTGCTGACCAAATTGAAAATGAAAGCCAAGATTTTGTTTTTGTAGATGCAGACCATGACGAAAAATCTGTTACCAAAGACATTAATGCTTATATGCCAAAAATTAAAAAAGGTGGCTGGATAATGGGGCATGACTATGATTGGCCAGGTGTCAAAGCAGCAGTGGATAAAATATTTCCTGGTGTAAAAACAACAACCAACTCAATCTGGTATCACATAGTATAATGGCCCGTATAAAGTTTAAAGATTTTGAGGTAAGAGCAAAACCAAAAAAATTAGGCAGACACAAAAAGCGTCTGAACAAATCAGAAAAACGCAACTACAAAAAATACAGAGGACAAGGGAGGTAACATGGCCAAATATCAAGGAAGATCGGTTAGACTTAACAAGCCAATGCGTGGTGATGTTAAAAAATTTAAAGTTTTTGTCAGAGACAGAAAAACGGGTAATGTAAAGAAAGTCAACTTTGGACAAAAAGGTATGACAATTAAGAAGAGCAACCCAGCGCGAAAGAGGAGTTTCATGGCGAGGATGGGTGCAGTCCTTAAGAAGGTTAAAGGACAAAAATCGCTTTCACCAGCTTACTGGAGCATAAAAGCATGGCGATAACATCAGTTTCAAGCATTTCTTCTCTCATAGGTAAAAGACCTAGCAGGAGGAAATTTCAACTAAGAAAAGGAGGCACTATCATGGCTAAACATATGCGTGGTAAAAAGAAAGCCAAAGGTAAATCAATGACCAGAGGCAAGAGAAAGAAAAAATAATAAATAAACACAGTACTGTCCTTAGGGCAGGGAGTACACTCAACTCATATCAAAAGGAGGATATATGGACGCAGAAACACAAGCGGTAAAATCTCAGGACACTGCACCTGAAAACCAAACGCAGGCAGAAACACAGGCTACAGAAGAACAGACCTTAAAATTCGGTCAGGAGGATGTTGAAAAAATCGTCCAACAGCGAATTGCGAGGGAAAAGGCCAAGTACGAGAAAAAGTATTCTGGCGTAGATGTGGATCATTACAAACAACTGGTTGAAGCTGAAGAAAAGCGTAGACAAGGCGAACTACAAAAAAGAGGCGAATTTGAAAAACTGCTCAAAGAGCAAGCTGAAAAATTTAACTCTAAAATAGGTCAATATGAAAACGAACTTCAGACAATCAAGATTGACGGAGCACTTTTAAATGAGGCTGCCACAGCGAAAGCAATCAACCCAAATCAGGTTGCACAACTTTTGCGTAATCAGTTAAAATTAAATGAAGCTGGTCAAGTTGATGTGATAGATCCGCAAACAGGACAGGTCAAATACGACGATAATGGTAATCCATTACAAGTAAAAGACTTGGTAGGTAATTTTCTAAATGCCAACAAACACTTTGTCCAAGCGGGACCATCAGGTTCTGGAACAGGTCAAGGTTTTGGGAAGCAAGACCCTGTGGTTAATAACGATATAACTAAACTAAACATGATGAACCCTGAGCACAGAGCTCGTTACAAAGAGATCATGAAAAGCAAAGGGGTCAAATTATAATAAGGAGAAACAATCATGGCAAACGAAGTAACTAGTGCTATATCATCAGCGTTGTACTCAAACATTGTACAGGCTGGATTATACACACTTCAAGAAGCTTCTATCATGCGTCCTCTCGTAAGAAATTACGATATGACTGGCACTCCAGGTTTAACGGCACAGGTTCCGATTTTTCCGGCACTTACAGCAGATGAACCAGGTGATGGTAGCGACTTAACAAACAAGGCTTTCAATGTGCAAACATCGAAAACTATCACAGCGACAGAGAAAGGTATTCTTGTAACTCTGACTGACTTAGCGACAGAAACAGCATCAG